GTCGAATGGTCATTCTTCCTCATCTAATGCTTCGTTGATAACGTGTTCTCGCGCGCTGAATGGATCGTAGATCATTTCGGCAAAGTCAATCCCACTGGATTCTCCCATTTCATCCGCATCAGCCTGACTGCGTAACATGGCAGCGCGTTTCAGCAGTTCTGCCGATTCTGATGCGCCATTGGTGGAGATGTCCAGTAACCGGATTACCTTCTGCACCAGTACTTCACTGGATGCGATGGTTTCTAATGCTAGAGCAGCAGCCCGTTTTACATTGTCGCTTTCGATAGATAAAAAAGCATCAATGGAATCATCACTAAAAATTTCATGTGCGGAATCGGAATCAGTACACAATAAACGTACTTTCCCGCGATTGGTTGTTAAATCAAACGTAAAAGTCATAAGACTCCTGGGTGGGAATTTCACCCACCCAGTTTATTTAATTAAGAGCCTGTTTGTGCATAAGCGAAGCGGGGATCCATTTGACCAGACCCGAACACATCGCGCACGCGGTACAGAATGTTATCGCTGGCAAAATCACCGCTGAATGGAGATAACGAACCACCAGCAGAAGTAACTTTGTCGCTGTTTTTCATGCAAATTTCTGGGGTCTCATGACCGCGCAGATAAGCATATTCCATTGCCGCACCCTGTGAAGGATCGCCGAATACATACCAGGTTGCGTTGCCTTTTCCGCTCACGTCCAAAATTGGCAGATATGGATCAACATGCAACTGCAATCCCATCTGTGGCAAAACATTTGCGGTTGGCACAGGGATTCCTGCACCAGCTCCCACCTCTGTCCACTGCACCAATGCGCTGGTCAAAATTGCGCGGGCAGTAAGTTCCAGAGCGGGAGGAACCACCAGGTGTTTTCCCATCACAGAGATTGGTTCGCCATTTGCGTCCAATTGAGCAGCCATAAGCTGTAATGTGGTTTGCAGGTTGCCGATGGTCAATGGCAGAGCTCCAACGTTGGTTACATTTGCTCCATCCGCAGCATCCACAATCGGAGCGCCGAACAATAATGCGTTGGGACCGGTAGCCGCTGCATAAGTTGAGGTTGCCTGCCAGGCTTCCGAGCGAATTGCTGCGTTTGCAAATCTTTCTGGAATATCTGAGAAAGCGCCCAATACATCATTGACGATGGCTTCCCACGAAATGTCAAATTGCTTGCCGTGTTTATAGACACGGTAGTCATAATGTCCTTCGCTCATTTCTGATACGAGATACTCGCCCTTTTCAGCGACTTCCGGCAGCCGTTCATCAGCGCCCAGTACTTTATGACGCTCAACGAGATTAAAATTCTGAACAGTCTTCATGCGGAAATAGGATCGCCAGTCAGCGACTGCTACTTTATAGCGTGCCAGAATTTCGCGGTCAATCACGAATCCGAACAGGTCTGGGAAGTCAGTTGTGGTGATGGCTTCTTTCAGCAAATATTCGTGTTTCCAAGAGGGAAGACCCTCTTTGTTGGTGATTAATTCAATAGCCTTTGCAACTTTCGCCTCGGTGAAGCGAGTGCTGTTAATGCCCTTGAATCCGTCCCAATTTTCAATTAATTTAAGGAATTCCATTGTTTTTACTCCATTTCCTTTATGCGGAATATCCGTCAGCAAGTTCTGTATAGACTGCTGGATCGGCATCAGTGCGGTACATGCTGCCACGATAGGTTAAGATATTGGCAGCGTTTCCGATCGTCAAAGCACTGGCTAGAATGATACAGGCTTGCAGCATTACTTCGAGGGTGATAGCCCCACCGGCGGTCGTTAGACCACCTGCCAAAATGCTATTATTGGCGCGGAAGCGGTCGCCAGAATTTGCAGCAGTGAATGTGATCAAGCCTTCAATTTCTTTGCAGTCCGTCATGTAGACGCGGATCGCATTACCGGATGCCAGGTTTTCGATATTGATCGAATTTCCGGTGCTGATCTGTTCTGTGGAAACACCTTTTAAATTGACCAATAATTTCTTGGTCATGTTGGTGTTATCAATTTCAATACCAATTTGTGCAGTATGTTTCACGCAGATGTTTTCCAAAAATGCTTCAAAGGATGCGCTTGTGAAAGTGGGGGTGATGTCGATGACTTCTGTCCCAGCAGAACTTTCACTGATGACAACGTTTCCTTGTCCTTCGAGTCCAACGATCTGAACGCCATTGATGTTCGGCCACACTAGAGGAGCGGCTTCTACGTAATCTCCAGGTAGTGCATAAATGGTTTTGCGAGTGGCGGTTATCATTGTTAAAGCTTTGGTCAATGTTGCATAAGGACTTTCGTACGATCCATCGCCATAAGTGTCGCTTCCGCCAGTTGAAACCACGATATAACTTTCGTCAAATTGACCGACCGGTACATCATTATGTACCTTGACAGCGATCACATCGGTCACGCCAGATGAAGCGGACATCAACGCAACGCCGAACGGAATATTACTTTCCAGGTCACTGTTTTTGCTCAAAACAGCGGTGATGCGGTTGATATAGATTTCATCTCCGACTGCGACAGCGGAGTTACCCAACTGATCAGTAGCGACTACGGTCAAAGCCCAGATACCTTCTGTATCAATGGCAATCTGATCGGTATTTGCGGCAGCTCCTTTCAGAGCGACACCAACAATATTTCCAGCCAGCACAGGGTCTTTGCCGTCTACCAATCCATCAGTATGGCTAGGATGGACAAGGTAAGATTCCGGGAAAGTCACGTGACGACCTTCATAGGTCGAGCTGACTTCCTTTCCAGCAACATCAAATTCATCATATAGGTTAGTCATTTATTTAACTCCTGCAATTTTAGCCATCTGTGTGGCTTTTTCTTCGCTAAATCCCTGGGCAAGAAAATGATCTTTAAATGATTCTTCAAGGTTTACTTTGTCTTCTTCTGATTCACTTTCGCCCATCCCAGTGATTTTTCCAGAGCCCAAAACCTTTGACAGATATTCTTTCTCTTCTTTGATGGCTGCTTCGATGAGTTCTCCAAATTTGACTTCATCCAATTTCTTGTCTTCGGTCAGGATAGGAGCCTTCGAGAGTTTCTCGATTAAGCGAGTTTTGGTCATGTCTGGTAATTCTGTTGGCAGTTTTTTCTCAACAAATTCTGCCGCCTGCTTTAGCAAAACAGCTTCATTGGCTTTTTGCAGAGAATCATTTGCTTCCTTCAACGCCTTATCGGCAGTAGCAACTTTTTCATTTGCCTCTTTTAGCAACTTGTCTTTCTCTGACACTTGAGCCTCAAGAGCGATTTTTGCTTCTTTCAACTCTTTAATTTCTTCCATTTCCATTCCTTTTTTTATTTGTTCTGGGTCGCGGTAACTCTCGAAAAGTTCGAGGACTTTTCCACCTGCTCCTGGCATAGTGACAAAATCTACGCTCGCCGCGTTTGTTATTTCCTCAACGATCATCCCTTTTTGACCGTCGGCTTCTCCTTGTTCTGCAATTCCAGCCGCCCGTATACTGACGCCAATGTGCGGCGTCAGTTCTTTCACAGCAGCACGGTAGGGTTCAAAAACTTTTGCGCTGGCGTATAATCCAGCGCCGTACAATCCAGAATCTTTCCATTCCGCGTCTGTTACAAGTTCACCTGCCAAATCCCTCAGACTGCGTTCTGGACGTTCTGATTCTTCACTCTGTGTTGGGTGATCCCAATACATTTTCAAACCTTTAGTAAATACTTTTCCACCATCACGTTTCAGCGTTTCTGATGGATAATATCCAGATG